GCCGTAAATTCAACAAATTTTGAGCGGATAAAAAATGCAGCATGAAATGATGTTGCAGGAGTTCCGTCTTCTTGATAAGGGATATTAGCATATTCTTTCTTAGTCGAATACTCAACATATGCACGACTAAAACCGTAGATTGCATTATGACAATATACATTTTGTAATGTTGCAGAAATAGATGCAGCGACTCCAAGTAGGTCAATTCTTTTTGATGAATTATAAGAGTAGCAATAATTAGATAACGCCCCATCGGAAAATGAAAACTTGTAACCATTTGCATTCATATAGCACAAACCACCACGCGGCGACAATTTTACAAAAGTCTGATTACCTAAGCTAAATGTACTTACATTAATAGTTTGACTTTGTAAGACAGCCACAAAATTTACATCTGAAACTGTCGTTTTTTCTGCAATAATGTTTACTCCTAACTTGCGTATTCTGTATCGAAACCACGTATTTACAATTGTGGTTATATTCGTGAACTGTATATCTCTAACGGTAGTGCCATCAGACTGAAATCCGTATAGTCTAATCATAGAAGTGTATAGCCTAAATCCATGATTAGCAGTATTACCCATCAATACATCAGAGATTGTTTGCCCTGTTGCAATAGAGCCAACAAACTCTAGCTTCGTACCGTCGCTAGTCCAGTCAACCACAATGCTTTCATTTATAGATAACTGATAACTTGTAGCTGTATATAGGCAAGTTTGCCAAATCTCTGCATTTACCGGATTAGGCGAATAATCAATCGCTTTAGTTCCTAAATCTTGCGAAATAGGCGACTGCTTGAATAGTCGCTGAACCAATCCTGTTTCAGGGATTATATTCTGGCTCAAATTTGTTCCAAGGTGGGGCAAAGCTGCCCCAAACGTTCTTCCGAAGGTTTTCATAAATCGAATATTTCGAGGTACAACTCCTGATCTGTGAGTGCCCCGTCTGCCAGTACCTCCGTATCTGCTGCAGCAAAGGTCTCCAGTTTAAAAACATTTTCTGATACCGGGGTAAGCAGCAGCTTATCTCCTTGAGGGGTATATCCTACGACGGGTACTTTCGGCACAGTCCTCCCTACGGGAAAGGCGCCCTCCTTTGTGAGTAGAAAGGTTCCCACCTCTGACCTGGAAAGAACGACATCCGTCAAAGTATTATCCTTTATAAGGGTAGCTACCGGGGCATCCGTGCCTGATTGATTCAGGAACACATGATATTTTTCACTTATGAGGGCAGCGGCGTTCAACTCCTCAAAATTAGAATTTATTGTGGCTACATGCGAGCCCCAAGTTTCTCTTGGCCTTAGTTTTCTCATTATCTGTTTTGTTTAAAAGTTAAACTGTAGCTTTCTTCAACTGGAAGGCGTATTTATCGACATTCCGCATTGCCATAATGTAGAGTGCCTCATACTCCCCAGCCTCTTTCGTTTGCCCTTGAGAGGTAAACCAGTCTCGTAATGTGTAGAATCGAATAGCTTTTAACAGGCTCTTGTCAACCGCGTTAATATAATTTTCGTTGTAATTCGCGTTATCAACTATCTGCACATACGACGTTTTGGCTTGGTCTCCTGCTGTGGGAGTGTAGTCCACATTGTGCTTTATAGCATCAGTGATGGCCTTCGTGTACTGCAGGAACCGCAGGAACACATCATATACCGCGTCTTCTACCAGACTGAGGTGTATATTCCGTTCGTCTTCAGTAATGGCCAAGTCGTCCACCAAGGATACCCCCGCGGAGTCTTTGACGTTCCGGGTACGGTACATAGAACGCATGCTCGCGTCATTGAATAAAGAATCCAAAGTGTAGTAGAACACTACCTTTGCGGGGACTGCCCCGGCTGCTGCTTTCTTTTCGTAACTCATAGCTATATTTTTTTTAAAAATTTCTCACTGGTCGTTTTACCGCAACGCGGTAGTTTATTATCATGCCCAGATCCTTGCGCGCTTCCAGGTATTCAGGCTCTATAAAGCTCAGGTCATACTTCTGCCGTTTGAACCACTCACGAATGACGAACAGGGATATGAACTCCTTAACTTTATTATCTAATCCGAATTGATTATTAGTATCGAAATTAGGAGAGAGGTTGAGAGTGTAGAAGATGTACGACGGCGCAGTACTATTATCTTTAAGCCATACAAGACCGTCGAAATAAACTTTATCCCCTTTAACTACCGCCAGATTCCCTGGTGAAAGAGTTCCGGCGTCCAGCATCTTAAAGTACAGGTTCTCTTCCGGAGCCGTGATAGCGTTAAGTCGCTCAACAGTTCGTGCTGGCTGGGTATTAAACCCGACCCCCTCTGTAACCCCTCTTGTAAGGGGCTGCAGTACGGAGTGGCACTCTCCTGCGGCTCTTCGAAGCAGCAGATCGTAGAACTGCTTATCGTTATTGGTTAGTGCTCTGTACTCCATTCGGGAAATACCCGTCGCGTCCATGTCCAGGTTAGTTCTATACATGGATTCTATACTGGAAAGATTGAAAAAATCTTCTATGTTATAGAACAAAATAATCTGATTAGGTGCCGGGCATGTCATATCTCTTAATTTACGTTGTCTAATCCTTTCATAAATCTATCGGCCATTTGCAGGGCTCGAGGGTTGGCCTTTGAGGCGTCAGCACCCTGCCCCTGCAGATACTGCTGAACTTGACCCCCCATACTGGCGTCAACCATCCCCCCTTGCAGCATACCTGCTTCCATTTGCTTGCGTTTAGCTACCACATCGTTGAGCAGATTGTCAGCAAAAGGCAGTGTGCTGTTGCGCAGATAGGTTTCAAAGTCGATGGCTTGCGCTGCCCAGAACTCTTTGAGAGAAGTCTCGATAAGCCCCCTGTAAACAGGAGAGTCTGGGGTACGGGCCATGACCATATCGAATTCTACGTCTTCCGCCCGACTTTTCTTGTACACCAAGGACTCCTCGTTATAAGAAGCCCCGGAGAGCGCTAAATTACGGTCATCCTCGTAGAACTGTATTTGCGTTTTCAACGCCTTCCAATCCCGGTCGGTCTTTCCCGCAGCGTAGGCTGCGAAGTAGTCTTTCGAATTCAGGGTACTGTTCTGGCTCTCCTGCGCATATAAGCTCGCGGGGGTGCCGGATTCTGCTTTCTGCCCCTGCACGGCTCCGGATACCCCTGAGATCTCGCTCATAAACTTGAGCTGTAAACTCAATAGCTCGTGTATCCCTACATTCGTAGAGTTGGCGGATATCTGCTGAGGCATTTGCGCCCCTGCTTTCATTTTAATCTTTATGACGCCATTGAACTTCGTCCACTCTTCTGCGATCTTGTCAAGGTCGAAATCATCAGCGATAGCATCAGCCGGTACGAGTAATACCCCTTTGGCTGATGACCCTATGATGAAGTCAAGCAAGGTGACTAACCGGTTAACGTACCTTTGCTGGTCGATAATGTCCTCTACAAAACCCCACACCTCTCCGTCCACTAACGGATAGAGCAGCATGGTATAAGGGTGCTCTTTGTGGTCGTAAGGGGTTTCCTGCTCATGCAGAATATGCCCGATCCAGGACATGTACTTCACGTACCAGAATCTCTGGTACTTAGATTCGTAGGTAATAAGAGGAACCATTTTAGGGGCTACGCCCTGCTGCGCAGCCTCGGATAACCGCTGCATGTTTTCGCTGTCGATTATCTTTTTATCCTTCAACTCCGCTACAAAATAACGGGCATTGAGCCAATCGTGGCAGCGCAAACGCCAGCCACATTTTCTCTCCCATATCTCGAACACCCTGCCCTTATCAGGCTCAATAGGAACGTAGAAGTCTTTGTTATCCGCAAAGTAGGATGACAGAGCCGGATTTCCTGAGCTTATTATATTCGGATCCTGTACGTAGGAGTATATCCTTTTTATCCTTTCTTCATCTCCGGGGGACTTGGCAAAAGCCGCCACAATATCTTTTAGGTAAAGATCGTGAAACTCTCCTACAAAGTCCATCTCAACCATTCTTACATCTCGGATGTTCGGGGTGAAGAACATGTTGGTTATAGGACGATTCTCGACCCACAGATCTTCTCTTTGGAATTTATCGATAAATCTATACAGGCATTTCCACACAGCAGCACCAGACAACATGAACTCTTCGAAATTTCTTACATCAATATCCTGAGCACGATTAACCTGCAGGCCATACTGGATGGTATTGGTTAACATCTCTGCTACCTGCTGATCCCCCCGTTTATGGGAAACTACCGCTGTTTTCGTTGTATCCATCAAGTATTGCCCTAACAGGTTTTTTATGAGTTGCCTGATCTGATTCTGCTTCAGTGGGACTTTACCGTGGCTTTTAATAAGATTTTCTTCAGTTACCCATTCGCAGCTCTCCGGATCATAAACCTTATCGCCCCACTGGTCCCCCCGGTAGTACCTACGGTTTCTCTCCCGGCGTACTCGGAAATCCGACAGCCCGTTCCAGTAGTTACAGGCGCGTTGCAGCAGGAGGAAATCCTCCGGCTTCACGCTCAGCTCGGCTGTACTGTTGCTGCGTACCTCTGTTTTAGAGTACGTGGACGCCCCGAGAGTTTCGGTATTATAAGAGTGGTAGTCTATTTTATTTCTCCGTACCATGCTACTTTAATTTTATAATTTCTTGCATCTGCTCCCGCATGTCAGCATTTATGCCCTTAGCGTCCTCCGGAGAAAGCTTTTCAAGTTTTAGTCTTTCTTCGTCCAACTTCTCAAAAGTAGTCATTATTGCCTTATATTGGTTAAGCTTTCCACCTATTTGCGTATAAATTAGATTAAATTTTTCAAAGTCTTTATCCTTCTCAGCTTGCTTTAACACTTTCAACTTATTCTCGAAGTCGTTGCGCACTTTACGGAACTCTTTCTGCAGGGGATCACCGTTAGGAGTCCGGATAAACCGGTTGGCTACCGGAACTACATTGACGTCTATTTCCTTCAGTGCTTCTTCAAAACCTTCGCCTTTCACGATCTTCTCACCAGCGCTGTAAACATTGCCGGTAGTCTTCCATGTACGGTTGGCCAGTTTACCGACTCCCCCCAGATAACTTTCGAACAGGTGTTCCAGTGATTCAGGGCTTATGTCCATAAGAGCAGGAATGGCTTTAAGCTCTCCGTCGTCATAGACGTACTTGAAACCCGTCTCGTCCCCGCCTCCCAGTTCATACAGTTTGTCAGTAAGCGCCTGGGCCATCTTGTTTACATCCTTGTACGCTCTGCGGGTATCCGCTATTCTACTTGCCATCTCTAATGAGAAAGGCTCAGGCGATATTGGGAACTTCATGAAATTCTCATTAGCCTCCAGTTCAGCTATCGGTTTAAGGATACTAGGCACAAGCGGCTTAATCGATAAATCCCCGTCGCCATTCAGGAAAGCTTCTGTATCAATAGGAGAGATGTCACTAGGGATACTTGCGAGTTGGCCTAGTAATACCTCCCGCACAGATTTTCTGCCGGTCATCAGGTCGTAAGCATCGAAGCCCATTGCATGGAACTTACGCAAGATCTGGGGCACTGGGAAAGAGAAGGTTTCTTCAGCCCCCGGTATAGGAACGACCAAGTTATTACGCTTGGTATAATCCGATAATTTATCGTAGTTCTTAAGTTTATCATCGTCTTCCCCTCCGAACAGGTCAAGTAATAACGCATTCGTGAAGCCCTGCACAGTAAGGAACATGTGGATCGCGGCCATCTTTTTCCAGTTCTTCCCCCACAGTTTGAAATACTTATCAACCGCCTGAATCGCGGCATTGAAGAAAGTATATAGCCCGTTCAGTGTAGGACTAAGCCTACCCTTCTGGTCGAAATTCACGGTTGAATTCTTGGCAGTTAAAGCAGCCATCTCCTTTGAATCCCCTTGCTTAATGTGGTTCATGTACACCGCAAAGCGTGTGATGGTTTCGCTCCATTCGGATAGCTGGGCTATGAGAGACAGGCCTCTCGCGAAACCTGATTCCATCCGTACTATAGGATTCTTGATGTCGTTGATCCGGCGCACATCGCGTTTGACGTTAGCCTTGAATTCCTCTACATTCTTCAGGAAAGCGAATCCGGTAGGACCTCCGAAAGCGAAGAAGTCAGCCAACTGCTGATCAACAGGGTTGGCTAGATCCGCTTTACCTCTTAACCTGCGGCGCATAGCGGCCTCCGCGTCTTTCATAAAAGGAAACATCCGGAAAGCCTCTTTGGCATCGCCGTACACATACTCTGACAGAATGGCCATCGGCGCATCTCTCAGGAAGTTGACTAACGGGAAGTCCACGGAGTAGGTAGTGTTTATGGCACTCAGGTATCGGGACATTCCTGATATAGAAGGTATTTCGGTTTTGCCTATTTTTATAGGGGTGGAGGTTACCTTATTCAGGTAATCCAGCCCAAGGCTTACTTCTTTGTTATTGACCGCCCTCGCAACTGCGGGATCCGATCCTTGGAAAACAAGAACGTACTTATTCCCATTGCGGTAGAATTCTACCTCGAACTCTTTGGCCTGCGCACTCGTCTTCCGTGCAGTATAGGCCCTAGGAACTTTCGTAGTTACAAGCCCCTGATCGAATAACGTCTGATCCGGACGGTCGATAGTTTCCTGAATAATGGGATTGCCCTGCGCGTCAGTTCCCTGCTTCACGAAGTAGGTTCTCTTGTACTGTACGAAATCTTTTAAATCCTTATCGTTATTCCGGACCAATTCACCTGCAGCAATCTTTACCCGGTTACGCTCTCCGGAGATGTAGGCGGTATTGGCCATTTGCAGCAGCGTAGCCAGAGGATCTTCAGCCAAAGACTTTCTACCCTTGGCTAGGATAATCGGGGCGTTGTATTCGCCTACACCTCGCCCAAAATCGAAGTCTTCGGTATTGCTTTCTTCCCATGCGCGAAGAGGGATGTAATTTTTGTACATCACCCGCAGCTCATCGTAATAAGCTTTCGAGATCATACCCGCATCCAGCATTTCATCAAGAGTAATCTTGCTGATATCTTTGATAGAATCCCAGAGCTCTTTAGTCCGCCTAGGGGATAATTTGCCTTCGATCTGCTTTGCGTAGTAATCGGCAAAAGCCTCGTTGTTCATCCCGTCTATCTTCAGTTGCTCCGCAGGACTTGCGGCGTCACGGACAATCTTTTTAAGCTCAGTAAGTCCTGAGAAGTCTTCGCCAACACGTAAGGGTTCGTTATTCCAGAATCGCTCATTACGTTCAACGCCGTGTACGGCAATCAGGTAATGCGACAATTCCTCTTTGGTAATGCCTGCAGTTTTCAGGATGTCAGCTACGGAAGCAACAAGGCGCTTGTATTGCTTCCTTTCGAAGTTATGCAACTTAGTAGTAACCTTGGATTTAGCTAAGGCATCTTTCAAAAGCGGGTTCTCATAATCCTGGATATTCGGTAGAATAGTTGCGATGTCCACCATCCAGTTCTTTAGTGCCAGTTTGTTATTCACCAGAATTTCCTGGATGCGCTCACCGGTTGTCTGCACTTGCTTCTTGTCAACTACCGCAGCAGGTTTGCGTTTGAAGGTAATCCGTGGGTCTGTAGGGTCGAAACCTCCGAGATTTTCTGTGGCAGATTTAATTTGTGTTGGGGAGAAAACTCCGTAGGATACTACGGAAGCCTCATCAGGGATATATTTTTTTGTTTCCTCGGCCAGTTCAACGCCATCATACCCCTCTTCAATAGCTTTATTCACAACACTATCTCCCTCGTCAAACAACCTCCACCATTGATCTAAAGAATCTTGATACCCAAAATAATTGTGAGGATATTCTCCCGCCAATTGCCGGAAAAGGTCTTCCGTTTTTGAATCGAATCTGACGAAAGGAATCGGATTGGATATTTTAAGATAAGCTTCTAATATATTCTTAGTCCCTCCGAAATTTTCTCGCCTTATATCGGCGGCCTTTTCAGCATAACTCGCATCTGGAGTAAAGAAAAAAGCATCGGCGGTAACCTCCCTCGCCCCTAGTATCCCTCCTCTTATGCCCCCTCTTTTTTCAAATTGATCGAAATCGGCATTTGTACCATGATAAACCACTAAAGGCCTACCATCCTTATCAACGACTTTCGAATCTCCGAACCATTTCCAGAAATTCTTTACCCCCTCTTCTGTAGAGTGGATCGGCAGGCCTTTGCTATTGAGCACTGGCCGGTCAATGCCATCGACATTTATAGTTACCTCCTGCAGCTTGTAGGCAGGGGCGCCTTCGAATAGCTGTTCCCAGATATCTACTTCTGCTCCGCCCTCATCAGGTCGTAGGCTTCCGTCGCTGATACCTTCTTCTCCAACACGATTTCCTGCAATCTCTTGTGCTCCTCGTCCGTCAGTCTCACTGACATTCTGCCTTCCGGCCTTCTGATCCAAACGCTGTTTCTCATCTTTTAAAAATTCTAAGGTTGTGAATGTGTCGATATGCCCAAAGATAATGTTTTTTGCAAACTCTGGAGCACCCTCCAATTTACCCTCCTGTAGGATTACGTCTTCGGCAAGATGCGCCAAGTACTCTTCAGCTTTTACATCCTTACTCTCAAACCAATACTCCACTGGGAGGACTCTGCGAATCTCGCTTACGCCCAGGTAGTCGTATAAGCGGGACATATAATCCTCTTTCTCGGCTTCGCTTTTGAAGGACGCTGAAATTGCGTTATGGGATTTCTCATGCGCCCAGGTAACCAAAGCAACCTCTATAGGAGCTTCCGGGTCAATAAATATCTCACCGTTTATATTCAGCCCCCAGAAAGGCGTTTCCCTTATTTCTTTCTCATATTCAGGCTTAATCTTTCCGTGCAATAAATCTGCGGCCTCGGTCTCGGTTGCCAGAGTAATAGGGGTCTGGGTTTTTGCATTTTCTTCCCAGCGTTCCAACTCGGTTTTTAGTTCAGAGTTTGTACCCGATACTGAGACTGCCTTTTTCTTGTATGCTGGTTTTGCCGGGGTAAAAGGTTCGTATAGTTCTGGCTCCAATTCCTTGGCGCGTTTCATGAATCCCTCGGAGGCATAACCTGTGCTCCCTGATGCGCCGCTGGCGCCGAGTTGTTCATAAAGCCTTTTTTCAAATTCCCACATTTTCTGCTGTATGTCAGCAGGAGTGGTATTCAGCTTGTCAGCTACAATGCCCCAGGCCTTATCAGCCAATTCGCGTTTGCGCCTTCCTCCTGCAGTAAGATTCCAAGGCAGCCTCAGAGGCTCACCAGTTTTCTCTTGGAGGGATGCCCCCGTTAGACGGGCCATAGTCCTGGCGTACCAGAGATCTTTAGTCACCGTTGAGAAATTACCTAAACGATTGAGAACATAGGATCCTAATTTGGCTCCGGTAAATCCGAATATGCCAAATCCGCCATCTTCCTTAGTCAGGTTCTCGTGTACATCCAAAGAGCCTTTGCCCTTTACAGGAACGCCCATAATTCGGGCTATTTCTTCAAAGCTGTGTTTGCTTGTGAGCCAATCAATCGCTTTATCTAGGTCGCCTTTAAAGTGCCCGAGGACGTTATCTCTGAACTTATTCAGGGAAGCGGCAGCATACGTCCTAGTAACCTTGGAATAGATAGGGCTTCCTTCTTCGTCGAGTTTAGGGGCGCTGGTGTCAACTTTCTTGCCCATCTCGTTCATCGACCAAACCGTTGCGGGTTTATCCGATGCCGAGGTCAGCTCTCCTGTGCGCATATACTTGTCAAAGACATCCAGCCCTTTGCTTGAGTCCATCACAGGGTCTGCAGAAGGGGAAGCAAAGCCACTTACTAAATGATACAATCCAATTTGTGCGGGTGACAGCTCATACCCATATCGCTTCTCAGCGAATTTCTGCAATTCCGGATTAAGCCTTGTTGGGATGTCATAATCGTAGAATCCCAGATAAGGATACTGGCTCAGTTCTTCGAAAGCTGCAAGCTCTTCGATGGTATGCTTAGCCAGTGCTTTTACGAATTTATTGTCATCAGCCTTGGCTTCTTCGGAAGCAAAGACTTTATTCTTTTTTGACCATTTTTCCAGCCAAGTTGTGAGCTCGGTAAGATCTTTAAATTTAGGAACAGTTTCTAAACCGGCATAAAGCTTTTTAGCTTGGTAACGGGCAGATTTTTTGAACATAGGAACGCCCTTTTCTTGCACAGAGGCTTTCATTGCTTCGGTTACAGGAAGGGATTGAACGGTTAAATATGGCTGCTCTTGAAAAGTATTAATATCAATATTCTTAAATTTTATTTCCTCTACCTTCGCCCCGAACGGTTTACCTAACTTATTTGCTGCACTTGGGATAATGGCATCATAAAAGGCTTTCATTCCTGAGCCCCCAACTTTTAGA